AAAACAGCATCCGCGACTCCGTGGTGGAGGGCTACTCGCCGGACGAGATCGCGCAGATGGGCGAGTACTACACGTCGCAGGGCATCGATCTTCCGACCGAAGACCTGCTGGTCGATGAGATCATCGCTGAGAATTTCCAAGTGGCTTTGAACGGCGGTCCTCTGGGCCGTCTGGGCACCCCGCTCGGTCTCGCGGGTCAGATTTACTCCAGCATCGGTCGATTCGCCGAGCGCCTCAACCTCCGGAACCTCGTCCCCGGCGCGGATGTCACCACGTCGGAGACCCTGCGGTTCACGCCGTCCTTCATCGCGCAGCAGGCGATTCGGAACGCCCTAGAGGCCGCGAATAACGACCCGAGCGTGTCGATTCCGAGCACTGCGCCCGCTCCGGCTCCGGCTCCGGCTCCGGCCCCTGCCGCAGCGACGCCGACGCCTGCCCCGACCCCGACCCCGACTCCTACCCCCACTCTGACCCCGGAAGCAGCCGCTCCTGCGGCCCCGGCGGCTCCGGCCCCTGCTCCGGTGGCTCCCGCAGCCCCAGAGCCCGCCGTGGAGGCCGGAACGACCGTCCGTGGGCCTATGGAAGCCCGCAGGCAAGCGTTCGTCCAGCCCACGCCCGAGCAGGTCGAAGCCAATCGCAAGCTGCTTACCGAAATGGCCGCTCGCCCGCGCGGTGAGCAGGAGTTCGTGCAAGTCGATTACTTGTCGGCTGAACCGAGTCCGGACGACAAGTCTCCGAACGCTTTGGTTCGCCGGGAGCAACGTCGGTTGGCCGATGTCGCCGAACGCTCGACGCCGGGGTACGAAAATCCGCTCCGGTCCGTCTTCGAGAAGGTGTTCGCTCCCTACCGCGCTGGCGATGGTCCGGGCACCGTGTACGGGTTCTCGTTCGACAAGCTGGTCCAGAACGTGGACATCCTGCAAGGTTGGCTCTCGGAGAATCCGGCGGTGAAGTCCGAGCTTGGACTTCCCTACGATTTGACGAGCCCGCAGCTCGCGGCGGACGTTAACACGTACCTCCGGAATCAGTCGAACGGATACGGTGGAGACGGGTCGCGTCTCGTCCGCCCCGCCGATGCAGTAGGCATCACTCCGGAGAACCCGAGCTACACGCCGGTCAAGCTCTCGCGCCCCGTCACCAACGTGATCAATCTGCTGATGGGCCTTGAGCCCGCGCAGAAACTGACGGCGAAAGAGGAATTCAATCTTCGGTTCGCCGAGGCCAACGGGCTTGTTCCTGCACGTCGCCCGAAGGGTGGCATCGAGGTCAACGCGCTCCGGAATCAGTTGCGCGAAAGCGGATTTGATCCGCGCACGCTGAACGGCGTGCTGGAGAATCTTCGCATCGATCGTGTTGGTGCGAACGTCGTGCGCCGTCCTGACCTCGCTCTTCCGGTCGGTGAAGGTGCGTTCGTTCGCGCTGGCTTCATGCCCGCGCCCGCGCCCGACGACGCGCCGATGGGTCCCGAGAACAGCCAGCTCGAAGGTTTCGCCGCAGATCTTGCGGGGAAGATTCGAGACAGGATAGAGAACGCGCCGCGTTCCGACTACGCCGAGGGCGACACGCTTTACACGCCAAAGGGCACGCCGGTGAAGTTCATCTCCGACCTGTTGCCCGTTCGTCGGGGCAAGGATGAGGGACTGCAACGCGCCTACGTCGAATTCCCAGACGGTCAACAAAGCTCAGTGTTATTGCGTGACCTTTCTCCGGAAAAGCCCGGCACCGCTGGGGCGTTCATGCCGCTTGCGGAAGAGATGGGCCGGAACATCGACTACACCACGATTCCGCCGGACGAGAAAGCGCGTGCTGCGCTCTCAGTGGATCGTCAGCCGAAGTATGGCGTGGCCCGAGACCTGAAAGCAGGAACCCCAGTCGGTCTTCGGATCGACATTCCTGCGTTCAAACGCACCAGTGAGGCAGGTGACCCGGTGTACGTTATCACGGTACACAAAAAGGCCCGTGGAAAAGCCGTCGGTGAGGTCATCGGATACGACAACATCGCGGCGGTGGATGATCCAGTGTTCGAGTCGAACGAAGTCGGAGCGCAAAAGATTCGAGAAGGATTCAAGAAGTTTCCAATCGCGACAGTCGAAGGTGCGTACAACCCGAGCCGCGAGATCCCCGACAACATTGAAGAATGGACGCCCGTCGGATTTGATCCGAAAGAGCATTCGTACTTCTACGACAAGCGGACCGGCGATCCAGTAGTCTCAGGTGATCGTGCTATCAGCGTTGGCAACACGGTGTTCGTCGAGAACCCAGTGTTTGGCAATCGAGCCGATTACAAGTACATGCCTGCTCCTGCGAGCGAAGCCCCGCTAGCCCGTGAGACTGCTGAAACTTTAGTCTCGACACCCGCTAACCAACCCCTAGCATCCGCCACTTATGAAGAACCAAGCACAGTCCCAAGCGAACGCGGTGTCGGCCCTCGGGTTAATTCCAGAGGAGCTGCTGAAGCCTTTCGTCAGGCCCTTGTCGAGGCAGCAGCAAGCCAACCAGCCGGGAAAGCCGTCACCATCAAAGATGTCGGCGACTACGTTGTCTCCCAGCTCTTCATCAGCGCCGACCGGACAGCAGGCGCAGCCGTAACGCCTGACGGCGACTTGGTCTCGGTCTTCAAGAAGAAGGGATCGAAGACCAACATCAACGACATCTTGGCCCAAGCTGCTCCGCTGGCCAAGACGCTGGACGCTTACGCTTCCGGCGACGGGTATCTCCCGAACCTCTACGCGAAACACGGGTTCCGTCCGGTCGCTCGCGTCAAGTTCAACCGCGAGTTCGCACCGGAAGGCTGGCCCTACGAGATTCTGGGCGAGCCGGACGTGGTCCTCATGGTCCGCGATCCGGACGGTGTCACGGGTCTGCCTGCGCTGAACGGCGACTACAACGCGATCGTCCCGGACCTTCCTGACGTTTCCTACGACGAGGCTCTCGCTCTTCAGCGTGACGCAGTGAATAAGGTTCAAGCTCCGACGAACGTGCGATTCATGGCGATGCAGAGGGTCGCCCCCGGAGTAAACGAGACCAACCCGGTTGTATCGGTTCCAACGGATACTCGTGCTTTTAACAAGATCGTAAAGAGAATCGAGAAGGAAGCGGACACGATGACGAGCATCGGAGTCAAAGTGAGGGAAAGCGAAGAGTTCAAAAAGAGAACCGAAAAAGTCAGCTCTTTGCCGCCGCTTGATCAGGAACGTATCGACGCTGAAGAGAAGGCGGTGGAGTCCCTTACCAGCGAAGAAGTAAACCGTCGTGCCAATGCTCGGTACAAAGCCGACGGAGGTAAGTACACGTCGGTCAAGTTCTCGATGCTGAACGCAAACGAGACTCGGGCCACCCTCCCGAAGAACGTGCTAGAGTCGTCTCCGCAGCGTTTGTTCGATAAACTGGACGCGGCAAAAGATCTCCTGTCAAAAGACGCTGCACGTCTGGCGTCTCCTGTTGGATTCAGCGAGTACATGAAGACGGCAAGCATGAGCGGTGACATTCTCACCGCTCCGCCTATGGTGGACATGATCTTGAATCGTCCAGCGGAGTACGTCGCGCTGTTGAATGGCGGATACCACGGTGACCGTACAAAGCCGGGCACGATGGCCGCTGCGGACACCGGTTTGGATGCCACGGTAAAGATGCGCGAAGCGATCAACGGTCGCCCGCCTGAGCTGGTAACAGCCTTGCACAGTCTCTGGGGAATCCTCTCACGTATGCTGCCCCCCATACATCAGGAGGCCATGTGGCTTCGTCTTGTATCCACGCCGGAGGTGATGGACCAGATTCAGGCGTCGGTTGACGGAAAGTTTAACCTATCCAAGGATCAGTGGAAGGATATCGTCAGCCGTGCCAAGAAGGACTCCGATTACTTCGCCGATAAGCTCGGAAATCCGGGAGTGTCGAACGCGAACGCGTTCTACCTCATGCTCTCCGCGCTCAACGGTCGATGGAACGAGATGAGCGATGTTTACGCGGCCCCGAATTCAACTGAGATGGGCCGTCGTTTCTGGGCACTCAATGTCGGCAAGCTGGGTATCCGAAACAAAGTACAACGGTTCATCGGACTGACCTTCGGCATTCCTGCGCTGATCATGGACCGTTGGAAGTTCGTTGAGTTTTACTTTCAGCAGTTTGGAAAAGCTCCTCAGGATTACTTCGCCTACGATGTCGGCAACACGCCGGAAGATCCGAATGGTATCTACGCCTTCTACGGACCTTACGAGGGGAAGAATAATCCGCTCTCGCTCGCGTTCTACGAGGGCCTTGAGTTCAGTCTCAACGAAGGCATTAAGAATTCTCCGGAACTGCGTGCGGCTCTTGGTCGTCACGCGAACCTTGGCGGTCTTCACTGGAAAGGTTGGAACGCGATCAAGAACGAAGCCGTTGGTCACTCGTCGCTCGACCTGACTTACGACCTCGTCAAACGTAACCCGAACCCCACCGCGAAGGATGTCCTTGATCTTGTGAAGACCAAGGAGTACTACACTGAGGGTCTGGTTGGGACCGAAATCAAACGCTTCACCCTCCCCCGTAACCGATGAAAACTGGATGGCCAATGGACAACTCGGAGGATTTCGACGACTTCCCGGACATGGAAGAACTCCTTACCGAGGCCAGCAATAAGCTGATGGCTCGTAACCGAGAGAAGACGAAAATCGCTCCGGCCCGAAAGAAGAAGCCTCTGGAGGACGAATCATGATACCCGCTGACTTCACGGTTAAATTTACCCCGCCCGCTGCGGTCGCAAAGCCGCTGGCCGGTGAGACGATGGGTCCGCAGGTCGCAAAGCCCAAGGTCGTGAAGCCGCAGGACACGGGCGAGAGCGACGAGGTGATCAGCATGGCCCGCGAGTACATCAAGGCCAACGAGGGCGTGAGGAATTCGCCCTACAAGGACTCCAAGGGCCTCTGGACGGTGGGTATCGGCCACCTCATGACGCCGGAGGAGATCAAGAGCATCGGCACCCGCAAGCTCTCGGACCAAGAGGTGAACGACATCTTCGCCCGCGACCTGAACAGCAAGGTGAAGATGGTCCGATCCAAGCTCGGCAACACCTACGACGCGCTGCCGACTCGGGTCAAGGTCGCGATCATCGACGGGTTCTTCCGTGGCGACATGTCCGGTTCGCCGAAGGCCCTCGAACTCATCAAGGCAGGCAAGTTGAACGAAGCCGCCGACGAATACTTGAACAACCGGGAGTACCGTGATTCGGTGGCGCTGAACAAGAAGGGCAAGCCTCACGGCGTTGCGGGCCGCATGGAGCGGAACGCTCAGGCCCTACGGGAAGCCGCCAAGGCCAAGTCGGCCCCCGTCGGTCGTAAACTATCACAGGCCACCTTACAGCGATGATCGAACACAGAGGAGAACGTTTCAGCGGATACAACAAGCCCAAGCGCACGCCCGGCGGGAACAAGAAGTTCGCCGTGCTCGCGAAGCAGGGTGACGAGGTGCGCCTTGTCCGCTTCGGCGACCCGAAGCTCTCGATCAAGAAACACATCCCGGGCCGGAAGGCCAACTACTGCGCTCGCTCGGCGGGTCAGGGTAACACCACGAACAAGCTGTCGGCCAATTTTTGGTCGAGGCGTCAGTGGTCGTGCAAATAATCTATGGCCACGCCCCTCGATAACGCCGCGATGATGCCGGTCGCTCCGACCAATACCCCGGTCGAGGCCGAGCTGCCTGCGCCCCTGCCTGACGTTATCGCGGGGCAAATCCCTGCCGTCCGCGTGCCGCCCGTGAACGAGCAGACCATGCAGGATCCGGTCGTGGAGGCGGTCATCACGAACTTCGGTCGCCTGCCCGAACTGGGCCTCGATGTATTCGAGCTGCCCGACCTTTCCACCATCGTCTTCAACCCGAATGTCATCACCCAAGAGGCTCTCGCGGAGGCTCAGGCAAACGGAACGATCGATCAGGTTGTTGGACCAATTGCCGGAGCCGAAGAGGCTCAAGCCGCCGCTCCGGCGCAGGAGGCTGGTGCTGCCGTCCAAACGGCTCCGCTCGCGCAGGCCACGCTGACCGGGCCGCCGCCCGTCAACGAGTCGCGACTCACCACGGCGCGTATCCAGAATTTCGCGCCGCGTCAGGTTTCTCCGATCCAGCCGAAGCCGGTCACATCGACCCTCGGCAAGCGGGCGATTTAGGTCGTGCTTCGCACGTCGAGCGAGTAGCGTTGTTTTCCGCCTCGGCGGTCGCGCTTGAACGTGAGGTCGAGCTCGATCCAGCCGAGCGAGCACGCCGAACGGCCCGCGTCCACGTTGTAGGACACCCGACCGTCTTCGTAGGCTTTCAGGAACGACCCGGTACGCCCCAGCCACGTCGTGTGCTCGACGATGTCGAGACCCGTCCTTGAGCTAGGCGAACTGGTGAGCCGGATGCGCGTGTGGCCGGGCACGCAGCCTTTCTTGTGATCATGACCCATGAGGTACAGGTCTGCCTCCGCCGTCGCGGCCATCTTCTCGATAGTGTTGAACGTGCCGCCTGCGGTCGATCCGCCGCCCTTGCCGTGGTGGGCGAAGATGTCAAAGTTCACCACCGTGTTGCCGGTAGGTCTTTTGACCGCGATGCGGATCAACGAGCTGACACCAAGGAATCGCGTGCCGAGCGCGTCGGCAAGAACGTGGTCCGTGGTCGATCCTTCGCCGAACTCGTAGTAGTGATTGCCGCCGAGCAAGCCGATCAGTCGTCCGCGCATGAACGACAGCTCGCCGATCAGGTCCTTCGTCACCTTCTTGTACAACCCCTCGATGGAACGGCGCGTGGTGTCGTGCAGCCCACCGTTGTTGATCACCATCCGCTCGCTGGTCGAGATGCCGTCGCAGTAGTCGCCCATGCCGAGGAAGAGCGCGTTCTTTTGTCCCCGGCTGTATTCGAGGAACTCCTGCCACTTACGGTGAGCGTGCATGTCGGAGTCGCGGTGCACGTCCCCGAACGGGATCAACTTGAACGTATCCACACCCGGCGGGAGGGTGTACTGGATGAGCTGAGTAGTGAATAGTCCTGTGGTCTTCATTTCTTTGGGGATCGGGGTTTTCTGGGCTTCTTTGGCGGACTAAAGGATTCGTCGGGCACCTCAGGCACCTTGTTCGGCTTCGGGTCGTCAGCGAAGCTCTCGACCAGTTCGTCAAACGCCCGGTTAAACGCCTCCACGGCGTCGCGGGGGGTATCTCCGTATGCCTTCACCGTTCTTTGAGCGTCTGTGGCCATTATGCGGCCCTCGGGCGTGCGGTAGAGCTGCGCCCGGAGGGTGTAAAAGGGTTGGCTGAACGTCTCCTTGAGCTTCGCGTCCGCACTGACCCGGCGGACCTCGGCCTTGATCAAGTCCTGAGCGTCGGCCTCCGGACCCGTGCTTTGCAAAGACCACCGGACCTGCTCCTCGATGAGGTTGTCAAGCTGGTGGAACGCGAGGACGAGCGTCTTGCGAGCTGCCTCCTGCGTCTCAGAGTCAGCAGGCTCCGACTGTTCCCCGAACGGAGAACGCTGGGGCGTCACGAACTGACCCGCTGTATCCACGATCCCGCGCAGGATGGCCACCTGAGCAGCCGTCTTTTCAAGCGTGGGTATGACGTGCACCACGCTCTTGGCTCGGCCCTGCGGTTGATCCTTCCCTTCGTCCGGTGGGTCGAGGAGCATGTTAGAGTTTACGCCTTGCAGCTCGCCGTTCTTCATTTGTTTTGGTCTTGTGGCACGGCTTGCACAGAATTTGAAGCTGGTCGGCCTTGGGAAACAAAAGCCTGCGGGCGAACGGGCCCACGTCGTCGAAACTCGCGAGACGCCCGGCTGGGACGATGTGGTCAACGTGGGTCTCCTTCTCCGGAAACCACCCAGCGCACTTGGCGCACGGGTACTCGAACTTCAGCCGAGGATTCGGTCCCTCGTACTTCCGGCGTGCGGCCATGCGGCACTCGCGGATCGAGGGCATCTGCATCGAAAGCCTTCGTAGCACTGAGCGGATACGCGAGAGGATGTAGGCTTCGGTCCAGTTCTTCATGGTTCTTTGCACCCCCGACGGATGATCTTGATCGCCTCTCGGTAGAGATCGCAGACGCGCTGGCGGCTCATGTTCAGCTCCTCGCTCAGGGTGTTGAACGTCTTCGGGTTGCTCGGGTCATGGTGCTCAAGGACGATCCGCTTTTGGATGTCACGCAGTGGGGCCATGGCTCGGTCGATCTGTTCGCGCATCACGCGCTTCTCGGCCTCGCGTCGCACGTCCTGCTTGTCGTCGGACCGGTCGTCGATCACGCGGTCGTTCTGGAGCCACTCACCGACCGGGTTGAGGTGGAGATTCGCGAGAGGTTCGATTTCGGAGATCGGGACGTTGATCTCCTTCGCGATTTCCCGGTCGGAAAAGCCCTTGATCCGCATCTGCTGCACCTTCCGACTCTGCCGTTGAATGGATACGGGGATGCGGACGACGTTCTTCGCGAACGCACGTTCGGCGGTGATCACCTTAAAGATCCACCAGTAGGCGAACGTGGTGAAGGCCCCGAGGTCTGGTTCGTAACGCTTTATCGCCTCGTGCAAGCCACGCAGGGCGTACCCGAGCGCGTCAGGGTAGGTGATGTGAGGCCCGACGAAACGGGCCGCAATCTGAGCAGCGAAGCCGTGGTGATGCCGGATCAAGAGATCGGCATCTTTCTCGTTCTTTTTTCGCCAGTAGCGGCGGTGGATACGTGCGGCTTCGCTCTCGGTCATCTTTGGTACTTCGGTGAGTTCACCGAAGGGGGCAACCGCTTCAGGCGGGGCCCGGGAATGGTCCACCTCCGCAGTGGGCCGTCGTTGTCGTCGTGCTCGATGTCGAATCCCTTCCGCCGGAGAGCGGAGAGCTGCATGACCACTTTGTCGATCGTCAGGCCCTTGAGGACGGCGGACTTGACGGGATCGCGGTGCAGCTCGACGAGGAATTGATGGGCCGTGCCGGACCACGGGTCCGTGTGCTCGGCGTAGTAGTCGCTCTTCCAGTCCTCCACGACCTCGTGGAACGAATTGAGTCGCGAGGTCTGACGGGCCATGCGGACCAGAGTCGGTTCGTGGTAGGACGTGATGCCGAAACGGCTTGTGCCAACGCACTCCGGCTTCGGCGTGTAGTCGAGGAGCCATCGGGCGAAGAACGGTAGCTCGCGGTCGATCGTGGCCTCCACCTCACGGTTCGATCCGAAGGCCATCTTCCGATCCGAGGCGCGGAAAATCATGATCTTGTCGAGGATCGAAATGTCGAGGTCGGGGAGGATGCGGATCGACTCCTCGTCGTTGTTCGCCGTCACGACCACGCGGCCCTGCCACGATACGGTGAGCGGAACCCGAAACTTGGCGTGGTACTGAAAAGTAGTGTTCGCGGCCATACGCTTCACGATCGTCGAGAACTTGCGGTGGGCGGACATGTCGTCGTTCGCCGAAGTGTCGTCCACGTTCCAGACGGCCTTTTCGAACAGCTCCGAATTGAAGTCGGTTTTACCCATCAGGTACGATTCCGCAGGCGTACCGCCGCCAACGATCTTCGCGATGAACTTCGTGCCGAAGAGCGTTTTGCCGACGCCCGTGGGTCCGACGAAGAAGATGTTCTGCCCGCTTTCGAGCTGGTAGTTCACCGCGCCCTTGTAGAAACGCTGGAGCCAAGCGAGGAAGTAGTCGAGCTGCTCCGCTGGGTCGAAGAGCCCGCCGAGGTATTCGGAGAGAAAAGGAAACTGACCCCTCGGCCCCCACTCGACCGAAGTCGTCGCGGCCTCGACGGCACGGAGCGTGCAGGTATTCAGCGCACGGTCGCCGCCTTCGACATTAATCACGCCGTTGGGCCGAAAGACAAACGGGGCCGCGCCGATGATGTCGTTCCAGTGCCGGATGTGCTCCAGAGCACGCTCGACCTCGGACGGCTGGCCACGCGGTGCCTGAGCGTCGAGGCCCTTCGCCAGACGCAGGTGCTGCACGGTGTCCTCCTTCGCGTACGCACGCCACTTGCCCCGACCCGTCACCCGCCAGTAAGACTGACCGTCGTGGAAGATGTCGTTCACGGCGGACCCGAGCACCCGGCTCTGGTAGTTGTCCACGAACGACGCGCCGAGCAGGTCGCGCCAGCTCCACCACGGTTTAGTCGCCGTGCCGGAAAAAGTGTAGATGCCGTCGGCCTTGACGATCGCGGACTTCGGGCTCGTGGAGCCTTGGATAAAGAACGACGGACCCTGCGACCCCTCCACAAAGTCACCGTGCCACTCGACGCCCGGGTACTTCGTCTGCAACTCGGCCCAGATGACTTCGAGCGGTATCTTCGTCGTGCCGGTGGACCGGAAGGAGAATTTCTCGGCCACCTTCATCGCCCAGCCAGAGACGAGGTCGTGGGGCAGGACGTAGTCGCTGACCTGTCCCCACTCGCAGGAATTCGTGTAGTAGCGTTCCGGAGACGTGAACGCCGGTACGTCGAGGCCCACCGCGAGGTACTGGAGCTTCATCTCCTTGAGTACGAACTCCAAGAGGGCCACCGCGAAGGCCCGGCTCGGCACGAGGAGCGGCTTCTCCAGCGGCCAGACGAAGTGGCTGTTGCCTGAGAGCGAACGGGCCTGCCACATTGGCGGCGTGCGGCCACCAATACGCTGGAGACCACGCTCTAGGTCGGCCCCGTCCACGGGGGACTCGTAGTCGCCGATCAAAGCCCGAAGCGCGTAGGGCGGGTTTCCTTCGGTCGCGGACTCGGTCAACCGCAGGCTTGGCGTGAGTCCCTCCCACCCGCAGAACGCATTGTGGCGGGTGTTGGGATTCGACATCCACTCGGTCCGGGCCTTCTTGTTGTCGGGGCCACGGACGTTGTCGGGGATCGCCCCGGTGAACTCCCACGGGCACACCTGTTCCACGGTCGTGGAAACGAGGTTGGGGAGCGATGGCAGCAGCATTCTGGAAGACATAAAGCAATTTTCTGAGTATAAAGCTAGTTTATTTCTTGTATCGGTCCGACAACGTCAGCTCCGAGTCCACCGGGCAGTTTTTCAGCCACTCCGGGGTAGTGGCCATAATCTTACGGGCCAGCTCGCCTTCCTCCTTCGAGGAGACGAGGCAGACCGCTTCGTCGTGCACGCTCCACAGGACCCGAATACCGGCCTTGTGCAGTGCGAGCATGTTCTGGGAAAACACGTCCCGCGCAACGGCCTGCACGAGGTTCTCGGTGATGAGTCCGCCGTAGAAATACGTCCTCATACCGTCCACCTCGGCCTTGAACACCCGCTTCTTGTACGGCTTCCCCTCCTTGTCCGTAACCGTCTTGTCCTCGGTCGTCACCGCCCGGTACACGAGCAGCCGGTCGGACGGTAGTTCGAGCGTGTATTCACCGCCCACGCAGGACTCCAGCTCCTCTTGCAATTTGCGCCACAGGCCCACGATCAGCGGGTTGTCGCGCCGAAACTCCTGCACGATCTTGCGGCTATTGGCCCCGAGGACCGGCATCTTCTCCGGCAGACGACGGTTGGCCTGCACGAGCACGTACGGCTCGCACGGCTGGCCCTTCTCGTCGGTGCGGTGAATCTTTCCGTCAACCGACTGCTGGAGAGCAACGGCCTCGTCGTCCTCCGTGATGTCCAGACCCGCGAGCATCTTGGCCACGACGATGAACTTGTCCGCACCGCACCCGTATCCAAGTCCCAGCACACGCGCCTTGGCCAGCGCGTAGAGCTTTTCGTTCTCCTTCTTCAGTGGTCCTCCGCTCCAGCCCATCGACTGGCGTGCGTGCGCCTCGTAGATCGGGAACCCATCGCGAATCTTCTGGAGCAGTTCACCGTTCCCGACGAGGTAGTTGAGCACGCGGGGTTCGATCTGCGATAGGTCCACTGCGGCGATCTGCTTTCCGGGAGGTGCTACGATGAGTCCACGCACGTCCACGACACTCACGCCGGGCACTTTGTCGGGCTCTTTCTTGAACTGAGCGTAGAGGCTCGACGCCTGCGCCGGGTTGTCCACGAGCTTGTGGTCCGGCGAGATGAACATCGGCATGCGGTTGAAGTTCTGGAAATTCAGGCCCGCCTCGCCAGCCCAGCGGCCCGTGTGAGCGCCGAAGTACTTCAGGGCGAAACCCATCGTGCCGTCCGGGCGGAGGCGACGGTCCATCGTCTCCAGCGTCGCGAGCATCTTCTTCGCCTTCCGGAGGTCTTTGAGCGCCTTGAGCCACGGGGTCTGGTGACCGTACCGCTCTTCCCACTCCTCCGCCGCCTCGGCGTCGTGGGCTTTGACCGGCGGGGGCTCAATCCCGGCGTCACGGCACGCCTGAGCAATCGCGAGCGGGCTGGCGGGCGGTCGGCCCTCCTTGACCCACGGCAGTTCGTCCAGACAAGCCAGCACCACACGGCGCAGCGTGTCGATACCGGCCCGAAGTCGCTCCGGGTGGATGTAGACGCCAGACCGGCCTTGGAGGCGTGTTAAAACCGAAAGCTCGCGCTCCCACTCGGGCCAGCGGTCGGAATGTTTGTTCCAAAGTTCCCAGCAGAGGCGGGCGTCGTCGCGTGCGTATTCGAGCAAATCCTCTGCCTTACCCTCCAGCACCGCGTCGCCCCACGACTTCCCCTTCATCCAGTCGCGCATCTCTTTCGAGACGCTGTGCTTGAGCAGGAAGGCCGAGGCGTCCGCGAGGCTGCGTCGGTTGCAGAGGTAGGCCGACATGTCGGCGGTGCAGTGCCACGCCGTGTAGTTGATCTTTGGCCACAGGCCCTTCTCGACCTGAGCCAGATACACCTCCTCGTCGAAGGAGGCATTGTGAGAGATGAGCAGGGCACCATCGAGACTCGAAAAATTGAAGTCCCGAGGGTGCCCCGCCCACGTCTCCGTGCCGTCGCTCACCGAGACCATGTAGCAGTCCGCCTGTGGATGGCGGACGTACTTCCACGTTCCCAGCGGCTTCACGCTGACGTTCTTGTCATAGTAAAGCTCTGTATCCAGAGCGACGACACGTTGCATGGCCGTTAGAACTGAGCGGCCAATGCACGCACTTCTGCCGAGGTCGGTGCACCGAACTTGACGCTCGGCACCGCGAACTCAGCGTTCCCCTTCCCCGACTGAATCTCCGGCGTGAACAGGATGAACCGGGACGGGTAGCCCTCCTTGCGGAGTTCGCCGGTCGCCTTTGCCGTGGCAATAACCTTGAAAAAGTTATCGTAGGCAAAGGACTTCACGGCGTAGATCGCGGGCGCGTAGAACTTGCCTGCGGCCTCGAACGGGAAGTGATCATCCGTCGCGTTCTCCGGCTTCTCCACGAGGACGAGGCAGTTGGCCACGACTTGGAACCACGGCTTGATCGAGTTAGCGCGAGGATTCTCGCGGCTCTCCCGCCAGTCCGTCGTTCCCCCGAGCTGCTCCACCTCGATCAGGCTCGTCGCGTATCCAGCCGGGTCGCCGAACTTCTTCGGCTTCTCGGCGTAGGTCTTCGAGAGCAGGCGGCAGAACACGAGGTTACCGACCATCTCCGGCTTCCCCTCCAGCGCCGGGCGGGCGACAGTGATCTGATCCTTGAGGATCAGGGCACCGAACCCGTGGGTCTGGAGGGCCTTCTTGTCGGACGTACCTTGCAGCAGCCGGAGCTTCGGCAGGGTGATGTCCTTCGCGTCCACGTCGTCAGGAGCGCCGACAGCGGCGAGCTGACTGCCCGGGACGGTGGCGAGTCCACGACCATCATCGTCTTCGGCGACTTGGGCGGGGACGTTGCTGACAGGCTGCTCGTCTTGAGCGAGCGCGTTATTTTTGAACGATACAGTCTTCGTTGGCATAGCTTCTTTCGTTTCTTAGGTTTTGGTTTTGTATCCGGCGGCGGAATGCAGCCGAAAGTGTTAAACGTCGATCGCGTCGCCGTCGGACGACTTGGACTCGACGAGGTAGGTATACGGGTTGCCCTTCTTCACGGCACCCACGTCTTCCAGAGCGGCCTGAAACTCGCGAACCTTGCCAGCGCCCTTGCCCTTCGGCGCAAGCCTCTTCACCACGTCTTCGAGCTTGGTGATCGGCAACGACAGGCACTCCTCGAACTGCTCGATCGTCACCCCGTGCTCCAGAGCAGCGTCGCGGACGGCGCTCAGGGACACGATCTCGCGGTCCGACTTCGTCACGAGCTTCATCCCCGGAATCTCGACGCCTTCGGTTAGAGCGGCATCGCGAATACGGGTCTTCACGGTTTTCGCAAATTTCTCAAGGACACCGGCGAGCTGGTGCACGCGGCGCATGTCCTCCGGGTCCGAGAGGAACGCCGGGCGCACCTCCTGCGGCACCGTGAGGGCCTCGTACTTCGAGGACGCGACGCTGGCGAGCTTGAGCACCGCCGGGCACGTGGCGAGGTTGGCGCACCAGATGCAGAGGTTGCTCGATGGGAGCGGCGTGATGCTGCTCTCCCAGCCCTCGGACTTCGCCTTGTGCTTGCGGGCGATGATGAGCCGGACGATCAGCTCCATCTGCTCCATGTTGTCGCGAGTGAATACGTGGCTGTACTCGGGGTCCATGTCCTTTTTCTCGATGTGCGGGTGATAGAACACCACCTTCACCTCGGCGATCTCGGGCCACCGCTGCATCACCGCGAGAGCGTAGGCGATGCCCTGCATGTTCTCGGCGGTGGAGGTGACGAGCTGCTTGCCGAACTTCCAGTCGAGAATTATGGCCAGAGCGCCTCCCTCCTTCTCGCGACCGATGAGGAGAGTGTCCGGGTATCCGCCGGTGATCCCGGCCCAGTCGCCGTTCTTTTCGTCGCCAGCGACCGCGAGGTACTGCTCGCGAATAATCTCCACGTCGAACCCGAGGTTCTGCAGCGTGTCGATAGCGGCGTCTTCCACCGCGAGGGCACGCTTCACCGCTTCCACCTGATCTTCGTCCTCTAGGATGGAAAGATCGCGGGTCTCTGCGGCCTTGTGCTGCAACGTGCCCGCCGCAGACGCGGCGGATTCACGCTGGTGATTCGTAAAATGAGGGCACTGCGCGGAAGCCTGTAGCGAGCTAGGGCTGTCCGGGTGGTGTCCGCGTTCAGACGGGGTCGTCGTTGTCATCGATTGGTTCAGGTTTGGGCAAGGCTCCGACGCGATTCGCGAGTTGACAACTCACGAGGTGCTCACGGAGTTCCTGCATCTCATGCGTCGGGTACTGGTCTGTCGAGCACGGATGCTCGATGGCGCGAATCAGGAGGTAGGCGAGCGTCGGATTCGCGACGAGCTGCTCGAATGCTTTTCGGTTAACGACGTACATGTCAGTCCTTTGGTTGGGGGTTGAATTGAACGATTCCAAAACGTATCCATCGCCTCACCTCGCGTTGAATTTCACGGGACATGGTGAGCCATTTGCCTGACGAAACGAACCTTTGAGCGTTGGCGTCAAAGTCCGCGTGGCTGATGGTACGGGACAGCACGGCCCGGACGAACTCGTCGTCACTCATCGGATTGGGAGTCATGGCACTCAGAAATCTGTCGGTCGAACCTCACGAAAAAGCGCGAGCGGAATGTAGGCGTTGACACGGACCGCCTCGCCCCCGTTGCACGATCTCTGGGTCTTGCTCGTCTGCCTCGTGATTGGCGCGACCAACTCGCCGCCCGGATGAACCAACCGGGCCACGGCCACCGCGTCCTCGGGAATGAGGTATAGCACGACGAAGGCGGGAACGTGCAGCGACATCGCTACGCAGCGCAGCGCGTCCACTTTCGTGTACGTCAGGATGAGCGAACCCCACTCCTGCATCTCCGCGATCGTGCTGTTGCGGCTCTTGATCTCGGCGACGGAGTACACTGCGCCGTCGCGGATCGAGACGAGGTCGAGCGATGCGGGCTTGTCGATCGGCGTGTGGTAAATCGTGGAGCCGGGGCACGCTTCACGGATGAACGAGACCGCCTTGGCCTCGTGCTCGACGAACTCCTGACCGCGTGTCGTGAGGATGTCCATGCTACTCAGCTCCAGCTTCTTGGATGGCGTATCCGAGGGAGGCGTACACCCGGCGGCGGGCGTTCCACTGAGCGTTGGCGAACGCGAGGCCACGGTCGGCGAAATCGTACACGACACCACACGTCTTGCCCTCGTACGGACGCATCACGCGGCCCGCACGTTGAATGGTCTTCGTGGCCGAACGTCCGCCAGCGGCGAGAATCAGTACCGAGGCGCGTGGGAAGTCAGCGCCCTCATCGAGGAGCGACGTGGCCACGGCGCACTTCAGCGTTCCGTCCTTCAGGGCCTGAGTCAGCTCGCGTCGGCGCTTGGCGGGCAGCTTGGAGTGGATACACGCGGCTCCGGGGCCGATGTCCTCGGCGAGCAGCTCGCCGTGCTCGATTGCGCCCACGAGGACGATGACGGTTTCACCCCTCTGCATTTCGAGGCCAGCGGTGCAGATGATGGCACTGTTACGCGCCGGGTCCTCGCGAAGATGTTCCTGAGTCATCTGCCAGATGATCCGGCGGTGGTGTTCGTGGGCCGGAATGTTTCGGAAGAGGCGCGTGCGCCGGGCCAGCTCGCGTTGCACCCGGGCCGACATCTCCTCGTCGTAGGCTCGCGGCCTATCGATGTCGATGACCTTGACGATGCCCGGCACGAGGTGACCACCGGCCATCACGTCCTCGCGGTCGATCTCAATGAATTCGAGAAACGTCTGCTGGACGGACACGTTGCGGTCCTTGTCGTCCGACCACGGCGTGGCCGACAGGCCCCAGAGATGCCGGGCCTTGGAGGCCGTCTCAATCGTGGCGTGCCACGTCGCTGCGGGCGCGTGGTGGGCCTCGTCGATGACCACGATGTCGTAGGTCGTCAGGTCGGGCTGGGACGCGATGCAGGCCACGAAGGCGTCTTCGATGCCGACGCGCTTGAGCGCCGTATCGGCCTGCTCGACCTGCTCGCGGGTGTTCGCGAGCCACGCCACCTTGTCTCCGGGGCAGAGCACACGGTAGCACGCTGCGGCACCGATCACGGTCTTGCCACTCCCAGCGGGAGCAATCACGAAAGCGCGGCTCCGCTCTTCGAGGAACGTCATGCACTCGGTCTGGTAGGGTCGGAGGATCATCGTTTAGCTTTCTGAATTTGTTCGAGGCAACGGCGGACAAGGGAGTCGTGGAGGTAGCAGTACGCTTCTTCGGTGTGCTTATTCAGGCGCATCCCACGGCTGCGGAGCATGGAGAGTGAGGTGTGCAGGCACTCGTGGGTCAGCGTGGAGATTGCCATCGGGCTCCAGTCGAACGAGCGCAGGCAGATCAGGTACAGCTCGATGTTTTTGTCGGACAGCTCCAGCGACCACCCGACCCACGGGTCCGGTACCGGCACGCTCACCTTGTGATTCGGAAACGCCTCCGCGAAATAAGCGTTCATCCCCTTCGCGTCCACGTTCCAAAACAGCAGCACGTCCGCCGAGTAGACGGGCTCGGAAAACCACGAGACCCAGAACTTGTAGTTCCGTGAGTACCGGGGACGTGCGGCTTCGGGTCTCATCGTCAGAATTTGTCGGGGCGGTTGAGGACGCGGTGCCAAACGTATTTCGCCCACCAGTACACGGTGAGACCGATCGACCGCCACCAGAGGTGCTTCGTGTGGCCTCCGATGATGTTGGGCTTGCAGCCCCAACGGTAGCAGTAGGTGACCGGCTTGCCGTCCTCGGCACGCAGGTTGACGAGGGACGTGCCAACAGACGTAGAGAAATTCAGCGAGTGCCAGTTGCCGATCTCGAAATCGACGGCTGACCCGTGCCGCTCCACGACCCAATCGCTGAACGTGTTGTAGTGGCTACCGCCCTTCAGCGTCACGACGTAACGTCCTCGGGACGAGACGCGGAAACGGTCGAAGAGCGTGGCGATCGTCTGCTGGCCCACGTCGAGGCAGTCCTCCTTCGAGCCCACGACGAAGAAGTCCTTGAAGACGCACCCGGTGCACTTCCAGATTTTCATCGTGTCCGAGTACGTATCCAGATCAGGCACGAGGACGCCGTTGGCGATGAGTGCACCGTTGAGCATTTCGTACGAATGGTAATTCTTGTCAGGCATGGGGAGCGAGGTAGACGAGTAGCCAGAGGGCGACAGCGAGCACGAATGAACAGGCGGCAAGCACGGCTTTGAAAATAAAGTCACGCAGCGGTGCTCTTTCGAGGTAGGCTTGGTAGGCATCATCGATGAGGTACAGCGCCCCGCAAGACGCCGCGACGGACAGAGCGAGAGTGAGTATTGGTTGCATGATTACACCTTTCCATCACGGATTCTTCGACCGAGTTTTTTGATTGTGCTGATCGACACTCCGGCCTCTTCGGCCATCTGAGCGAGGAGTCCTTGGGGGCGCTTTCGGCCCGGGGTATCCGTCTCGACCCAGCGGCGGGCAACCTCGACCACCTTCTCGGTGACACGCATGCCATCGACAACGGTGGCCCTGAGATCGATACCTGATCCATGGAGACCGCGAGTCAGCGACTTCTTCGGTGGGCGCTGCGGATGGCCCTCGGCAAATATCGACTGGCGCACGCCCTCGGCACTCACCATCTCGGCCTTGGCGCGTTCGCAGAACCTCGCGAAATAAGCGACGCAGGATGCCTCGCGGCTCTGGTTACCAGCGCCCGTGTAGTGGTTAAGCTCGTACGAGCGGCTCATCGCTTGCGGCGGGTCTTCGGCTTCCTCTCCACTTCGGCGCGGAGGATTTCGCGGAGGACATCACTCATCGAGATGCCCCGTGCTTCGGCGATTGAGCGCACCTTTTCGAGCTGCTCCTCGCTCAGTTGGAATGACAGTTTCGTTTTCACGGTGAGCAGCAGACACCCGGCAGCTCGTTTTTTCACGCTCTTTCGCCGCGTATCCAGATTACCTTACAGCAGGAGTTTTGTAAGTCGTTGATAATGGCCTATTTCTGGTTCAGAAAATTTCTGAAGAATTTTAAGATTAAGGCTTGCCAGAATGCCTGCGGGGTCTCATGGTGATGGGCGTAACAACTCCTCACTCCCATGAATAACGTAGACAACATTATCCGATTCGAGAACGGCGAGATGACCGACGACGAGATCATCGCCTTCTTCCAGAACCTGCTCGACACCGGCCTGCTCTATTCGTTGCAGGGCTACTACCATCGCACAGCTCGCCAGCTCATCGATGCCGGTCTGATCACCGCTTAACCCTTTCCTGTCAGAACCAAAAACCCAAAAACGTATCCACAATGAACGCAATGAACATGACCCAGATTCGCAGCCTCGCTCCGGCTGCTTTTTCCATCAGCCCGGATGCCCACCTGACCGACTCCTACTCGCACGTCACGACCGCTAACGTCATCGACGCGCTCCAGCAGGACGGCTGGGTCGTCACCGACGCCCGGCAAGTGCGGTCCCGGTCGCTCGCCAAGCTCGAACATCGGAAGCACGAGATTTCTTTGACCCACCCGGACCTGCCCACGCACGCCGAGGGCTCGCCGCTCATGCGGCTGGCCAACTCGTCGGACGGTGGTTGCGCGTTCCGTCTGATCGGCGGCTTCCTCCGGTCCGCCTGCACCAACCAGCTCTACACCGGAATCAAGGCCGTGGGCGGCGTGTATCACCACCGTGGTGACAACCTCGAAAACCGCATCGTCGCCGGAGCCCGCGAGGCTCGGAAGAATTTCGACCGCGTGATCAGCGCCGTTGACCTCTGGCGGTCCATCGAGCTGTCGCCGGAACAGCAGATGGCGTTCGCCCGGCAGGCTCTCGGATTCCGCTGGCCGAACGAAAAGAGCGCCCCGGCTCGCGTGAGCATCCAGTACAGCATGGCCCGCCGGTACGGCGACAACGGCAACGACCTCTGGCGCTCGTTCAACCGCACTCAGGAATCGCTCATGCGCGGCAGATGGATGGCTGGATTCCGCCAATACAATGACGACGGCACCGAGCTGCCGACCCTCTCGTACCGCCGGGTCAAACAGGTCACGAGCCTGACGGCCTCGGAGCGGATCAACACCCAGCTCTGGCAGGCCGCTGAGTCGATCGCCAACGGCCACGCTGTGACGATCTAACTCGACACCAATGAGGGCGAGTGACACGGGTTGCTCGCCCTCTTTTTTTTTCTCCCATGAACACCACCCCCACCACCAGCCCCACGCCCCGGTCCCCCGGTCGCCCGAAAATTCCAAACGCACGACGATGCAATCTCCCGTGGCGCGTGCCGTTCGTCGCGAAGACCCGGCTCGAATTCTACAGCTTCGCTCTCGGCATCTCTGCGGGCGACCTCCTCAATGAACTGCTCGACGAGTCAATCGTCGCCGAGTACTCGCGTCGTCGCGGAAAAAAGGACACGAAGTGAGCTACCTAACCATCCTCGCCCGGGTCGCGGCTCTCTACCAGCTCCGGCCCGAGGACATCATCGACCCGGACCGATCCGCTCCACGAGTCGAGGCGCGTCACGTCGCGATGTTCCTCGCGTTCCGTTCGCGTCCGGACTGGTCCGAGATTGCCGCCGCATTCCAGCGCAATCACAACACCATCCGGCACGCCGTGAAGTCTGTATCCGCTCGGATGAATACAGAGAAAAAGTTCCGCGCACGGATCGAGTCGATGGCCTTGGGAATGAACTTACCCATAAAATGAACCTCCACGAAATCGTCGAGGCCCACGGCCTCTGGTTAATGGGCAGAGGCGGACAGCGGGCCAACTTCTTCGGCCAGAACCTGCGCGGAGTCAACCTGCGCGGGCTCCTGCTGAGGAGAGCCCTGTTCGCCGACGCCGACCTCCGGGACACCGACCTACGCGACGCTGATTTGAGCGGGGCCGATCTCTCGTTCGCTGACCTGAGCCACGCTCGGGCAGACAACGCGATGTTCGTCTTCTCCGACATGACCGGCGTATCCGCCGTGGGCACTACGTTCGTATCCGCCAACCTGACCGGGTGTCGGACGGACGGAGCCGACCTCACGGACGCCGAGTTCAGCGGGGCCCAGTTGCGCGGCGTTTCGTTCGTCAAGTGCGAGACCAAGGGCACCGTCTTCGACAAAGTTTAATCGTCGTAAGTCGTTGGGCCTCAACGCCTCCGGGCCTATGGGTCTGGGGGCGTTCTTTTTCTTCGATTTGTGCTTGCCAATATCAAACCGGGGCACCATGCTCTGAGTCGTAATCGAAATCCTTAACTCCTCCCTCCCATGACAAAAGACCAAGAGATCAACATCCTCCGCGAATTCGCCGACAAGCTCGGGACCGACTCCTATTTCGGTCCGGTGCTCATCGACCAGCTCGACGCGATCATCCGCGAGATTCGCGCCGACATGACCCCGCCCCTGCCCCTGTCCGTCGCACGCGCCGCCGCTGCCGACGTGATGGAGCGTGCCGAGGACCACGCACGCGACGCTCGTGAGTCCGCCAACCGCGAGGCCGAGCGGATCGTGCTGGCCGCTCACAAGAAGCGCGAGAGCATCATGGCCGGTGCCCGCATCGCGCTCGAAGCCTCGATCAACTCACTCCGATGAAACTCATCCTCCCAACCATCCACACTAATGGCAGCAACGCCGCTGGGCTGGCCCGTCAGTACGGGCTGGCCCGGCGGATGCTCCGCGACGCGATCCTCACTCTGGAGCAGGTCGAGTTCAACGCCCGCGACTACTACCCGCAGGGGGACGAGGCGTGGAAGGCCGCACGCGAACAGCACGCCGCCCGATTCGCCGCTCTCGAACAAATCAACCGCGAACTCGCTGAGATCGAGCAGCACATCGCCGACCACCTATGAGAACCGAATCACAGGTGGGCCCGAGCGATCGGGCGATGGTGGTGTACTACGCCCGAGAGATTGCCGTATTGGAAGAGCGGCTACGTCACACGGGGCCGGGCCGCGAGCAGCGGACGGCCATCGTGGCCCGGATCGCTGAGCTGCACGACAAGCGGCTCCGGGCGATCGAGCGGGTCACGACGTGGTGAGCCCTCAGGCCCCGGGAAACCGGGGCTTTTTTGGGCCCAAAAAATATCTGAAAATATGTGCTTGCCAATATTCCGAAGGGGGTCCACGCTCTGTCTCGTAATCGAAATCCTTAACTCCTCCCTCCCATGAACACCACCACCCTGAAGATCGTCTCCCGCCACTCGAAGCTGTCCGATGCCGTCGCCGCCGCGGGCATCGACCTGAGCTACAACGAGCCCCTCGCCCGGGCCGACCTCGCTCGCGACGACCGCGACACCCAGATCACCCAAGTGTTCGTCGTCCGCAACGAGACCAATGGCGAGACCGAGGTCTGGTTCCACTATCGGACCTACGACATACTGCTCCTCAACAAGTACAGCCCGTTCCATTCGAGCCTGAGCGACACGCGGTTTTCGGTGGTAGTCTTCGGAGACGATGAGATCGCGATCAGCCGACCCTTCATCAGCCGCAATGCCCGCGAAACGATCATGGACCTGAAGCTCACAGTCGCGGTGCTCTGATCGGCCCGCCCTCCGGCCCCTCGCCCCGCCTCCGGTTCGCCGGGGCGGGGTTTCCGGCTGAAAAATCCCTACTCCCATGAGCACCCCCACCACCGAAAACATCACCCGCGCCGTCGATGCGACGCTCGTCACGGAAATCAAGCGCCTGCTCCGCGAAGTCCCCGACCACAAGGTCGCCGTCCCTCTGGCGCGGTGCACCCGCATCTGGGTAAAGCGCCTCGACGCCAGCACCTTCTTGTCCGTTGACCGGTTCCCCGGCGGCGGGTACCGCTTCCGCATCGCCGAGGGCCGAGGCGACTATCGGCGCGTCGAGGAGACTTACACGCGGCAGGCCGACCACGACGCCGAGGTCGCGGCTGAGGCCCAGATCGACGCCGACCTCGAAGCCGTCTTCGGACGCTAATTCCCATGACCTCCTCAATCTTCCCCACCACCGCCGCCGAATACGCACGCGCCGCCGCCGAGCTGGCCCTCGACGCCTGCCGGGCCGAGCTGGACGCCTACCGGGCCACGGACCCCCACGACCTCGCGGCGTGGGTCCACTCCGCCGAGCGTGCGGCCACCCACGCAGAACGTGCCGCCCGCAGCGCCCTCGCCGCCACACGGGTGGTGAGCGAATCGAAGCAGGTGGCGAGGGCGGAGTCCTACGCGACCATCGCCCGGGCCGCTGCCGAACGAGCGGCGGCGCACCGGATCGGCCAGTGACCACCCTCAGGCCCCGGAGAAATCCGGGGCTTTTTCGTGTCCACACCCTGCGGTCGGACGGCCTGCGGGACGCCGGGCATTTGGTTTTACGGGGTTTTCGGGCTCTGGGCGGGTGCTTGTGCCGGGTTTTCGGGATCGCCCGTTTTAGGGGCTGTTTTTGCGCCCCATGTCCCGAACGGTTTGCGATAATCCCACCCCTCCACGCTCGGCACCTCGACGAGGCGCTTGAGCCCGTAGGGCCATGCCGTCGGCTGGTCGGCGAGGCTCTTGTCGGCGAACAGCAGCTCGTTCGTGGCCCGAATAACCAGTCGGCTTGTATCGTCTCGCACGGATACGACGAACTCCTTCGCCTGCTCCGGGTGCCGGGAGAATGCGTCGTTCCTCGGGATCAGCGTGAAGAGATACGTCCCCACGATCGGGGCCGCCCCGCAGTTTGCCGACCGGCTCAACGTGACCTGCGTGCGGAGGTATCGGTACTCGATCGCCGTGGCCTCCTCGGAGTAACAGTCCCAGAGCTGCAGGTCCTCGGGACGTTGGGTCGGCGAGTCGTCGGGCCCGATGACTAGCGCGTGGAGCGGGATGTTTCTGTAAAGTGCGCCACTTTCCAGAAGAACATGCCCGCCCCACACGCCGCCCATGTTGGGCTGCACGGCGAACCACGCGCCGCGCTGGACCTCGTCGTGTATGAGGCCGGGCGATACGGTGACGTACTGGTGAACAGGTAGATCGATCATGGCTTACTTAGCATCGCTTCTCGAACCGCGTGGAACACCGTCGTGCCGTAGAACAGACGGTCTTTGACGAGCACGCAGTAGGCTGGGGGCAGGCTCCACTGATCGTTGCCTGTCATGTAACGAATGGATACAGGCGCGTTTCTCTGGAGCCAATCGAACGCTTTGGTCAGCTCCTCGGCGTTGCACGAGCAGTCGAGTTCTGCACGCAGCTTGCGCAGTTCATCGCGCTCTAGCTCGTCGTATTTTTTGAGCAGATACACGGCCTCGTCGAGTGCAACCCCGATTTCCGCGGGAGTGTGGGACGACGGCATCTCGTCGAGCCCTCCGCGTCGCCAGAGGTTGTACTCGGCGAGAAAAAGGGAGAGCTTTCTTGCGTTACTCACGTCGAACCTCCTCCCCTGCGCGTGCGGCGTTGACAGCGGCGCGAAGTGGACCGACGTGCTCGTAGAGCATCTCTCCCTTCGGTCGGCCTACACGATCAAACGCTTCTACATCAAGCTCGCTTATCAGCGCAAGCGCAGCCTCCCGCAGCGCGACGACCGTCTTCTGCGCTTTCTCTAGCTCAAATTCCAGCCCACGCACGGTGGCAACCAAGTTCTCCTCGGTGTGCCGCAGCGCGGCGTTCTCGCGCTCAATCAAACGGCAGGTCCGTGAGCGAGCGAAGTCAACAGCAGGGAACTCTTCTCTCTTTTCTGGATTGAGCCTGTAAAACTTTGTTTTCGCGTCTTCCATCGGTGTATCGCTCACGTCGCACCTCCTTCCCGGCGCGGCTCGAATTGAGCGAGGTCGCGTTGGCGGATCATGTCGTGCTGGTGGAGCACTCGGGCCAGCTCGCGTATCTGATCCGCCTGTACGTCCAGCGTGCGCTGCATTTCGTCGAGCGAATAGGCTTTACCGTTCAGCATCAGGTGCTGCGAAACAGCGGGCGGGTCGGCGGGCCGTGCAATCGTGGAGCCTTGCGCCGGATTTGCCTGCTCGGGCGCAGATTCTTTTCGACGTGCATCGTCGATGGCCGTCTCCAAGCTGACCTGTGCGTAGTTTTCCGAAACTACAACGCCCACGTCGCCTTTTGGGTAGTCTCCGGGAGAGCAGCGTTGAGTCGCAAGCCACTTCAGCCGCTCCTTGTATTTCCGCATCTCGGCGTTCTCGCGCTCCAGCTTCTCGATGGCGTCCTCCAGCGACGCGATGACGACTCGCATGCCCGCGATTTCAAATGGAGCGTTACTCACGACGCACCGCCCTTCGCCTTCGCACGCTCGGCGATCATCGCGTCGGCGAGCTGGTAGGACTGCGCGACGAAATCTTCCCAAGTGGGCCCGTCATCGTAGTCGCAGCCAATCAGCCCCTGCAACGCCGCCGCCGCGAAGTAATCGCGTAAGGTCATGCCGGGGTGGTTTGCACTATTCCCCTCGGGGCGATACCCCATCGGAAAAGCCGGGCCTCCGTCTTTGCGCTTCGCGCTCATTGTTTTGCCTCCAGTTCTTCGATACGCCGCTCAAGCGATTCGATAGTTGCTCGCAGCGTGTCGTTCTCGCTGATCGACTCGGAGAGCCGGTCATCGAGCTGCTCGACGACGGCGATCAGGTTTGTGACGATGTTCTCGACGGTGCTGCTGGCCTGATCGATCAGAATGTCCTGTTCTCGTGATGTGTGCCTAGGCATGGTGTCAGGTGGTCTTCTGAATTGCGCGGAGCTGGAGTTCCACCAACTGAGCGAGCACGCGCTCCAGACGAACAAGGCGATCCTCGTTCGTCGGCGCGGCGGAGGCGGCGGCGGCGGGCGCTGGCGCTGGCGCTGGCGCTGGGGCCGAGGCCGAGGCCGAGGCCGGGGCTGGCGCAGGCGCGGGGGCCGAGGCCGAGGCCGGGGCTGGCGCAGGCGTCGGAGCCGGGGCGCAGGCAAGGGCGGGCTTGCGTTCTGCCTCCTCAGCCAACGGCGAAACGACGACGTAGCGGCCTGCGGCGGGCCTCCACCCATACGATCTCACCACCTTGCGAGCAAGGGGACCCTTGGACCTCCATCGCTGGCGGTATCCGCAGATCGCGATTCGTCGGTGGTGAATCGTCGTTGCGCACAGAGGGCGCTCCGTGAGTCCGCGAGCGAACAGGTGGTCGGCGATCTGCTGGTCGGTGTACCAGCGTATTTTCGCGGAGCGGAACAGGCGTTCCATCTCGGCGAGGCATTCGTCGGACAGGTGAATGCGTGGCTTTCTCATTGTATTGGGTTCTGAACTACGGGCGTTGTTGTCGTGGCCGTGGGAGGGCCGGGAGATTACTTGGCGGGTCCGAAGGCTTCCGCGATGGCGAGATCGCGGGTCTTCTGGTCCGTGTTGCGGAGGATGTTCGTCACGATGTAGTGGAACGCGATCGCGTTGTCTTCGAGTCGAACGGCGGCGGAGAACAGCTTGGGGAGGTTCTTGTCGTGGAGGTGGGCGGCGCACTCAGCGGCATCGTCCAGCAGGTTCTCAAGGGCCATGGCCATGAGTTCATCGCCCTTCGGGTCGTCCTCAAGGCCGAACGACTCGAACTTCTTGTTTAGCAAACACTGCGCGGCCTCGCGGGCCTCGTCACGCGGGGACTTGGTGCTGCGGGTCTTCGTCTTGGTGCTGCGGGTGTTGGTTTTCTTCTTAGCGGTCATTGTGTGTCCTGTCGTTTTGGTTTGGTTTGTGGCCACGTTGTCGTGGCCGGGAAACTACTCGGAAAAGGTTGGGTCCTTGGCGAGGTCGTGGGGCAGGTTGAGCTTGTGGCACACGTAACCCATGATCGAAGTCAGCCGCTTCAGCTGCTGCTCGATGCGCGTGAGACGCGAGGTCTGCGGCGTGACCCCGGAACGACGGCCACGCACGGCGCGAGGCATCAGCGCCCAGTTGAACGGCGTGCCGTCGCGGTCGGTGAGGTAGGGGTACATCTGGCCCGTGAACAGTCGGTGAAGCGTCGAGACCGAGAGCGGGCGCAGGGTGACACCGATCTCGTGCATCTCGCGGGAGAACTGGCGCAGGGAGCGGATTTCCGTCCGCTCGGTGTTCTCGGCCAGACGGCAGAGCACCAGCTCGCGGGCCATGTCCTCGGCAAGAATCGGGTTGTAGGGGCTCTTGTGACCCGCAGGCTTCTCCTTCTTCGGGGCCCTGCGACTCGTGGGCTCGGGGCTTTGGGTCGTAGGGTCCTTGGGGATACAGGCCGTGAAGCCTGCGAGGGCTTCGCTCACTTCGGTGGGACGATTGGTAGGTTCATTCATCGTTTCTGAGGATGTGATGGGAAGCTCTTCAGAGGGCAAGTAGCTTTTTGGGACGACTAACATGTTATAAACGGTTTTTGGGGTTGGGGGCGGCGGCGGATTCTCCGGCCATTTCCGTCCCCAGAGACTCTACTTCTATTTATATTATATCTTTTAAATTAAAGTAATAGAAGTAGTAGTAGTAGAAGGAGTTACGGATGAAACGGAATTGGAAAAGTGGAGACTAATTTTCCAAGTTCAGCTCAAAAACGGGCCTCCGGCCACCAATCGTTCGCAGGAGCAGCGGATTTGCGGGGTTCCTTGCCGTTTGGAGGGTGGGTTGGTTGGTCTGTGGGTCGATGGGCCTTTGGGCTTCGATCGGCCCGTAATGGCGGTTCTTTCGCCGTTCTGGGGCCCATTGTGGCGGCGTCGCGCTGTTCGCTCCGCCTTTTCCGGGGGTAGGGTCCGACCCGTAGTGGCCACCCCTGTCGTATACTTCTGCGATGACCGAATCACTCAACCCGCTGGATACGTGGATCGAGGACCCCTCGACGACGCCCGCCCCGAAGCGCCCCTCGAAGGTCGCGCTCGAAACCGTTGATCAGGCCCGTGCGTGGATGTGCTACGCTGCGTTCTCCGGCGACATCGAGAAGACCGCGATCGCTTCCAAGGTTCCGCTCTCCGCGATCCAAGCGTTGGAGCACGATTTCAACTGGCCAGCGAAGTTGAAGAGGTTGAAGACCGGCGCAGGTGAGAGCGACGCCGAGCGCGTAGCGAATCGGGCGATCAACTACCTTCAGGCCCAGCGCATGCGCGAGGTGATGGAGCGCACGCTCAAGCTCGTCGAGGACCCGGAGGAGCTGATCAAGGTGCTAGTGAAGTTCAAGTTCGCGGAGGAAGGCGACCTCACGAAGATCGATGTAAACCCCAAGGCGATCCTCGATCTCTCCAAGGCGCTGGAGACCGTGCAGAATATGTCGTATCGCGCCCTTGGTGACAAGGTGCCGTCCTTCGCTGAGACCGTGAAGGCGAGCGACAAGGGCGTCGGCGGCAGCACCAACGTCGCGAACGTCCGTCAGGTTCTCTCCATGCTCACCGAGATGCACGACTCTCGTGTGGCCAACATCACTGTTCCTCCTGCTCCGATTGATGAGACTCCTCCGACCACGACCGATCCGCAACCGATCAGTTAAGCGCGTAGTGGCTGACGAGCTACGTGCTCAGGAAGCCGATCAGATTATTCGCTGGATGGACGACGCGCTTGGCTCCAGTTGGCGTCGCCGCATGGAGAAGGTTGACCGCGTGATGACCGAGGACAACCCGCGCATCTGGATGCGTCGCGAGAAGCTCCCGACGAAGGCCGCGCTGGCGAAGCTGCGTGGATACGCGCAACGATTCGGGTACGGGAAGATCACGACAGCCGAATGTCGTGCCAATCTTCGGGCGGGCAAATTCGCGGATGTAGCGGCTGCGCTGGATACGTTAGAAAATCCACCCCCCTCCCCCGAGGCTTGTCTCTACAACTCGGACACCCCCACCCCCCTAAGTCCCGGCAGGGTAGGGGAGGGCCATGCTTGACGTATCCAAGTCCATGCGACCCGTAGGCCCAAAGTCCATACGTCCTTGCGACCGAACTACGTGTAACCACGCAGACCCTACGACCCATGCACGGACCGACTAAACATAATATTTGTTGTGCGTCGGCGGGCCTGCGGGCCTCGGGACGTAGGGGTCCAGCGACTACGGTAGTGGCCGTGGACCTACGTGTAACGGCTCAGGGACTACAGGTCGGACACCCCCGGGAGGGGGGGCTGGCTGCGCCCAAAGGACTAAGTGGACCCAGACGTTTTTAAAAATTTTTTGCCATAGCGCCCGAATGTCTACCGATTCTAAACTTGATGCCGTCTCGCAGCTCGTCCGCCGTGTGGCCGAGGAACTGCACGAGCGTCAGGACGTAAAGGCCGCTGCCGACATCGTCCTGAAGGTTAAGAATTCCAACGCCCAGACGACCAGCGATTCCGAGGCCACGCAGATCCTCGTCGCGTTCCGCCAGTGGCTCTTGGACCAAGGACGCTACGCCGATACGGCTGCGCTGCTCTGGACCTCGGCAACCTTTTCCGCCGATCCGAGCAGCGTGAAGCTGATGTGGGAGGAGATCAAGAACGCGAGCCAGTTGATGATCATGGGCGCGGCGTCGGTGGGCAAATCGTTCTCGCTGGGCGTGTGGCTGTACCTCGATTGGCTTCGGGACCCGGAGAACACGAACGTCAAGGTGGTGGGACCCAGCGAGGACCATCTTGAGAAGAACTTGTTCTCGCACCTCGTTACCCTTCACCAGACATCGGCGATACCGAGTCCGGGCGAGTGTATTCGTCTGGGCATCACTCTGGACCCGCACAAGCGCGACGCGGGCATCTACGGGGTGATTGTTCCGCTGGGCAAGAAGAGCCCGGCGAAGTTGCAGGGTATCAAGGTGAAACCGCGATCGAGGCCCCACCCCACCCTCGGCAAGATGACCCGGCTGCGGATCATGCTGGAGGAGGCCGAGGATATTCCGGTGGGTATCTGGGAGGACGTATCCAACATTCTCTCGAACACCGACGGTTTAGAGCAGTTCAAGATCTTCGCGGCATTCAACCCCAAGGACCAGAACGGTGCGTGCGGTGTGAGGTGCGAGCCCGAGGACGGCTGGGGCCACTTCGATCTGGACCACAGCATCACGTGGAAGAGCCGGAGAGGATGGAACGTCGTGAGGCTCGACGGCATGAAGTCCGAGAACGTCGTCCAGAACAAGATGATCTACCCGGGTCTCCAGACGAAGACGGGTATCGACCGGATCATCTCGAACGCGGGCGGGTTCAACACGCGGGGCTACTACACGTTCGCTCGCGGTGCCTTTCCGA